GACCAGTTAAATTACCATTTGTGTTTACACCTGGTCCGATATAAAATGGTTGAAGTTGATGGCTAGCATCATTTCTATAAATTAAGTAATTACCAGATGTTGGTGCTTGAATAACATCTAAAGGCATATAACCATAAGGCCAATTTGTATAATTTGACCATTCATTCCTTAAATTAGCATCACTTCTTTGGAAATAAAACATCCAATTAGATATCATTCCGAGCGAATCCAATTGCACCTTGTTAGGTCCAGTTACATTGTAAAAACGCTGCTCATGAACTTGTTTTATTAAATACTTTTGCTCCTCTAAAGCAAATAAACGCTCCTCGTCATTTGATAAGAAACCATATGTGCAATTTAAATGCACATCTGCATTCCATAATGTTCTTGTATCTGTATAAGACGTAATGCCTACTTCAATGTCAGGTGGTGGGTTCAAAAAACGATAAAATTGCATATACCATGTGTTAAAATTCGGCGCCACATAAGGATAATTATATACATAATCAAACACATCACGGATTTGAAATATCTCATTAATTGGTCTTAATGTGACAACAATGTGCAACTCATTGTATTGTAACGATGTCAAAGGAAACGCCATTTGAGATTTAAGACCAAACCAATTGTTTAGCGGAATGTATAGAATACGTCCACGAATAGATGGCTCAGGACCAGCCAATGCATCAGTATAATAAGCATTTGGATATGAATTGACACGTGAGCCAGCATTGGCAGGGTCATTTAATTCTGGTGTGTTGCCAGACATTATATCAAATAGTTCTTTTTTGTCAGTAGAAAAATCACGCTGGACGGCGGCTAATAAGTAATCGCCTGAATATTCTTGAAGCGTGTAATTGCCACATGTAATACTTATTTTTGAAATCATTTTTGCTCCTAAATTCTCAATCCATTTGAATTCATATGGAGCCCATTCTTGAACGTCAGAGTCTGCTTGCGGTGGTATAATTGGACTCCAAATGCTAGGTAATGCCACAGATAAATAACAATCCATAAGTAAATCAGCATATCTAGGTATTTTGAAAGTGAATGTGGATTCTTCCGAAAGACGCAACGTTTTAGAACCTTCAAAGTCAACACGAAACTTTTGCAGACCAAAATTAGTATAATGCGCATATGTAGTTTTAAAAAACGTTTTAGAAGGGTTTCCATTTAAAATAATATTTTGTTGTCCAATAGATACAAGATTCATAAGTCCTCCTGGCATTTATTTGTAATTATAATACTAACATATTATTTTTTTAACTAATTATAATCAGGATTATATTTATTTTGTAAAAATATATTTGGAAGAATATAATTTGGAAGAATATTTATTATTATTTTATACATTTAATATATTATAAAGAATAATGTCATCACCAAATATTACAGGAGGAGTAGATAAAACAAGAGATCTAATAAATAAAGGCGCGAATGAATTATTAGAGATGAATGATAATACAGCTATTACACTACTAACATTCTTAACATTTTTTATTATTATACTTTCATTCATCTATTATTTTTATTATAATGGCACTGGAACTATTGGCGGCATATCAATTATATTAATAGTAACTATAATGACAAGTATAGTTGGGCAAGCAGTTATGGGCACAGCTGGAGCAATGGCGGGAGGAATTATTGGTGCTTTAATTGGTATGACTATATTTGTCAAAATGTCAAATAGCAAGATTAACCGAAATTGCAGTGTAATGGATGGAGTTTATGGTGAAAAAAATATAGCAATAACAAACACAAGAGAAATAACAAATCCGTTTTATGATTATTATGTTAAAACTGCATATAATTGCTGTTCAGGGGGAGATTATAGAAATGATTATGTATCAATGTGTTCATTAAATGACTTATTAAAACAAGGCGTAAGAGGTCTGGATTTTGAAATATATTCCATCAATGATGAACCTGTTGTAGCCACATCTACCATAGATAATTATTGTGTAAAAGAAACATTTAATTATATTAATTTTAGTGATGTGCTAACCAATGTATTAAATAATGCATTTACATCAAATGCACCAAACCCAAATGACCCAATTATTTTCCATTTACGTATCAAGAGTGAAAATAAAGCAATGTATGCAAAATTTGCTCAGTTGTTGCAAAGTATTCCTACTAATCGTATTATGGACTCCAAATATAGTTATGAAAATAAACAAGATGGTCATATTACTAATTTTGGAGCAGTCCCATTAAGTGATATGATGGGTCGAATTGTTATTATTGTTGATAGAAGCAATCCAACTTGTTTATGTGAAAGTGAAGACTGCGCTGATTGTAATAATTTTTATGAGTTTGTTAATATGACAAGCAATTCCACTTTTATGCAAGTATTAAGATATAATGATATTGAATATACACAAACACCAGATGATTTAATAAATCAAAACAGAAATGCCATGACAATCGGAATACCAAATAAAGGACCTAATCCGACTAATCCTAGTTCAGTTGTAATGCGCTCACTTGGGTGTCAAATGCTTGCTATGAGATATCAAAGTGTTGACTCTAATGTAGAAGAAAATGACTTATTCTTTAATACCGCGGGACATGCGTTTGTATTAAAACCGCCAGAGTTAAGAGCACAAATTATAATAGTGGCGCCACCAATAGAGCAAAATCCTGCATTATTTTACAATGATAGAATTTTAAAGAGTGATATATACGAGTTGAAAGTTTAAATAAATAATATTTATTATTTAATAAATAAAATATTATTTTATCAATATATTATAACATTATGAAGAAAAATATTTGTGATTCCAAAATGAGTTTTGAAGATTGTGAATTAGCAATTCTTCGTTCTGCAGTGGATAAAGCAGAAGAACGACAAGGTAGAAAAGATGCTAATTCGCCTGATATTAAACGAATTATAAGCGTTGTAGAAAATTTTATTAAAAATAAAAAAGTTATTTGTTATGGCGGCACTGCCATTAATAATATATTGCCAAAACAAGACCAGTTTTATAATAAAGATATTGAAATACCTGATTATGATTTTTATAGTTCAAACGCACTTAATGATGCCAAAGAACTAACAGATATTTATGTAAAAGAAGGGTTTATTGAGGTTGAAGCCAAATCCGGACAACATTTTGGTACATTTAAAGTATTTGTAAATTTCATTCCTGTAGCAGACATTACAATGTTACCAAAAGAGTTATTTAATGCAATTAAGAAAGAAGCCATAAAAATATCTGGTATTTTATACGCTCCACCTAATTTGCTTCGTATGGGTATGTATTTAGAACTATCTCGACCTGCCGGTGATGTGTCTCGGTGGGAGAAGGTGATGAAACGTCTAACTCTTTTAAATAAACATTATCCCTTATCCGCAAATCAGTGCGCTCATATAGATTTTCAACGTAAAATGGATGATAATAAAAAGGCAGATGAAATTTATGATATTGTTCAGAAAACATTAGTTGACCAAGGTGTTGTATTTTTTGGTGGTTATGCTCTATCTATTTATTCTCATTACATGCCAAGACATTTACAAAAAATGTTGAAAAAAATACCCGATTTTGATGTTTTATCTGAAGAACCAATGGTCACTGCACAAATTGTAAGAGAACGATTAAGTGATATTAATGTTAAGAATGTTAAAATTATAAAACGGCCGTCTGTTGGCGAAATTATTGCACCACATTATGAGATTTGTGTTGGTAAGGATACAATTGCATTTATTTATGAACCACTAGCGTGCCATAGTTACAATATTGTGAAAGAAGGTGGCTATGATGTAAAAGTTGCAACAATTGACACGATGTTGAGTTTCTATTTAGCATTTTTATACGCAGACCGACCTTATTATGATAAGGACAGAATTTTATGTATGTCAAAATATTTATTTGAGGTACAATCAAAAAATAGGTTGGCGCAAAAAGGTGTATTGCGACGATTTTCAATCAATTGTATGGGACACCAGGAGACAATTGAAGAGATGCGTGCTGAAAAGGCGGAGAAGTTCAAGGAACTAAAGGATAAAAAGGGAACGGCAGAATATGATTCATGGTTTTTGCGTTATAGGCCCACTGATACTAAAAAGGAAAAGGAAGAAAAAGAAGGTGCTAAAGAAGAATCAGAAGATTCATCATCTAGTAAACCAAAAACCAAATCTAAAAGGAAGAGGACAAAAAAGACAAAGAAGCGTAAAGGTTTTTTCTTTTAATTGCTAATTTTTAATGTTTTTTTATTTTTAAACATGTTCATTTAGTTGTAGCCGTTTAATAAACCGCTCTTTATCCTGCTCCTCATTCATATATACATTAATTATTTCTGCTGGTGAATAAAACTTGTCATTAATAGTTTCTAATATGGAAGAGTCAATATCTGCTTCAAACAAATGCTTATATATTTCAGCAATTACGTTTTTGCTTGCATAAGATAATTCTAATGTGATATCAATGCGCCCTGGGCGTTTTAATGCCGAATCCAAATCATTATAATGATTCGAGGATATAATCATAATACGTCCTGGTGTCTCACGAATACCATCCCATAAATTTAATATATCATCTAATGTGATGGGTTCATCATCTAAAACTGATTTAACATTTGTTGCAGTTATTCCTTTCTTTGACAAATCATCCATTTCTGCAATGGTCTCAAGTAAATCCCCCATATTGACTTTGGAAGTCATTGTCATCTCATCCAAATTCAATTTTCGTCCTATTCCAAGACTGGCGTCAGATTTCTGTTTATTTTTCTTCTTTTCTCTATCCAAAACAATATCCCCAATGCAGTCAATATCTTCAAATACAATTATTTTTTTATCAAATGTGACGCTGTTTTTCTTATTATCTCCATTATATCTATCCTCAAAAAATATATTATCTAATTGTTTTTTTGTCTTAATTAATTTCAAAGATATGCAAATGATGTTGCGTCCAGTGTAATTTGCCAGCGCTTTAACAAATGATGTTTTACCTGTACCAGGAGGTCCATGTATACCAATACCAAGCGAATAAGGAATGCCTTTATTGTAATACCAATCTTTATTTTTTAAGAAGTGGTTGACCTTTTCCATTGTAATCTGTTTTCTATCAAAAAATAAATTACTAAACGAACGAGTACTTGCAAAGACAACCTCTGACCATCGTTCACAAGGAGAATCTTCATATTTTATATTTGTTAGTGTATATATAAATTTTTTATCTTCGCGCATTTTTTCAATTGATGAAATGTATTGTAATGTTATATTATCAACAAATTGTTTAATAGTTTCAATATCACTTGTATAGGAATATAATTGTATAATAATTCGGTCAGTTTTGTGTATATTTGTGTTCTTAGAGGTGGTTTTCTCACCTTTTTCTGAATTTTCACTATCAATAAATGTATAAGCGTAAATTTGAAGTTTTTCCGAAATAAGAAATTTATCTTCTTGGTTTACCATATAAATGCCTTTATCTTCCTTACTAGAGTACATTTTAGTGGTCATAGTATGTTCTTTTATAGAATGAATTGTTTTATTATCCTTCACATTTTCAATAATGTGATTCCAAAGAGCCTTGAAACAATCACTAAATGAAGTGGTCTGGTGTATTTGATGGTCATAATGATTTGTATTGCACGATATTTTGCCTTCATATTCAACAACATTTTTCTTTGTAAAATAATGAATAATATATTCGTAGTTAAATATTTTTCTTACTTCTAGGCCGTCTAATACATTGTTATTTATCCATTTGAACAAATAATTTATACTAGTAAGTAAAAGCGTTAATAATAATGTGTCGACAATTCGGTTGCCAGTCTGTATGTTATCAAGCAATACCATATTTGTAGCGCTTCTTGTTGCTCCTGTATTTATTTCCATATTATTTTTATATAAATATTATAGCGTGCATAATATTTAAGTATTAGTTTTATTAAATAACTTTATTACCACGGCTTTAGTCCTATTCCAACTTTTAAATAGTGAATAAATGGTAAACGTTGTGATATTTTACATTCATGTGTGTCATTAAATACTTCAAACCAACTCAAATCTTTCCTTTTATGCAAAGTGTCAGTTATTTCGCCTCGATAAGCAATTATACCTAATACAATTAGAACAATTATTATATAGTAAAATACACGCTCTATTTTGTTAATAATTGGAAATTGGTCAGGCCTTATTGGAAATAATCGAATTTTAAATGGATAATCCATAGTTATCCAATATTGATGGTCATCATAAACATCCTTATCATCTTTGTTAGTTATAGTTTTACCAAATGTTAAAAAATAATCTTTGTTTAATTCAATAAAATATATTAATATAACTAGAACAATGATTGCCACCATTATTCTAAAATCCAAGCGTATTGATAATAGAAAAATAAAAAAATAGAAAAATGTATAAATTAATTTTTGGATAGGAGGAATAAATTCTAAATCACCGGTTTCAGATACTAATGTAACTAAGAAATAGAATAATCCAAATGCAACAATTGTCTGAATAGATTTATTATTTTGTATAAAATTCTTTTGTTGGCATGTAAATATCCCAGTAATAAAATTACCTAATATTAATAGGTAAAATATTGCAACGGACTTTAATAACTCTGTTTGATATAATGAAATTTGACCAAGATTTACCATTTATATTACTATATTACTATATTATGATAATATAAAAAAGATTAAAACTTGTTAAAACTTGTTAAATTGTGCCATTGATTTTGTTAATGAAAAATAAATGAATCCAAACATTACGCTTGTAAATATTAGTCCGTTAAAGTTAAAATTTCCATCATTATTGCACAAAATTGGTATATATTTAAATATTGTTTTTCGCATTATTGGCAACTGGAATATAAAATATAATACTGCTAATAATAAAGGCGCTTGCAATTCATCGTAAATAGAATCCAATGAATTCTTAACTCGCTCTTCAGGATAATCATACACATTATGTTCATCATTTATATAATCCGTTTGATTAGGAGCCGCGCTAGGAATGTAATTTACTTGAACCGCTGGGTCATGAGTAATTTGTTCCGTATTTTGCGGAATGTCTCTACTAGGAAGCGAGGTTGCGCCAGCAATGCTAGCTTGTTGTAGACCATTTACTATTTGACTAATAGTCGATTGGTCTAAAGACATACCATGTTGTT